AGCTGCTTTAATTTCAACATGTCGACCGGAAAAATCAAAACCTAACATAATATAACTATCTAAGTATTCACTTAATATTGTCGCTAACCTTCTTGTTAAGTCGACGCGGCGTTTAAACTGCTTTTTTTCTTTAAGATTTTGTTTAAGGGCTAGCTCAATAAGTTCTTTTAACTCTTCTTCTTCTTCATCAGGAACTTCTGGATCATTGGGCATATTAATATTTATTTTAAAAATGCACTATCCTCCTTTTGTGTAACATTGTTTTTAAGCAATCTTGATACAACGACTTCAATAGAAGATGTCTTTAAACTAAAATTATTTACAAAATTTTGATTACCATCGTAAAAGCTAAACAAATATTCACCCTTAAATGGTGTGTTTTCAAAGCATGTTATAAAAACAGAAGCACCACCGGGATCAACTAACACAGTCCATTTTCTAGGATCTGCGATATTATACTTATCAAATATTCTGAACGTAACAAACCCGTTATCCTTTAATCTTTTAATAAAGTATCCTGGAGTTCTTAATTTATTTTTACGGTGATTAATTGTCATTGAGTCAAAGCTGAGATTATATACTTTAATTTAATGTTAGTTTGCTCAATATCAAATATTATTACTCCATACTCGGTATTAATATTAACAGTTATGTCGTCATTAATAATAGATAACAACCTAATATTATCAAAATTTACCGGTATTGGTTTGAGATTAAAATCCGCTTTTCCGAGGCTAATGCTAAACTTATCAGTATTATGTCTAGCTTTATCAGTAAGTTCTGCCATAATATTCCCATTATCTGTATAGAAATATAACTTATTAGTTTCAGAAGCAAAAGTACTACCTTTAAAAACTTGTTGAATAGTATCTTTGTTAATATTAAATGTGATATCAAATTTAAATGAGTTTATTTTTTCTAAATTTAAATTTGGTTTAGATAAAAACCCTTCATCGAATAAATGATATTTAAACTTAATTCCGGATCCATTATATTCTATATTATTAGAGTTTACCTGTAATGTAATATCTTCAGATTGTATTGTATCTATTACTCTATACAACTTTTTTAAATCCGGTATATTCAAAGTATCATCAAACCCGGTATCTGCTGTATATTCCGAATGTAGTATTAAAGTATTATCAGCACTTGAAGCGAGGCTAGAAATTTTATCTGATGTAACCTCTAAGATTGAACTATCACTTATTTTAGAATTACAATCTAAAAATTTTAGAAATTCATCCGGATTTTTTATTAGGAGCTTTTTTTCCATTATCTAATTTTAAACTAATTTGTTTTAATAGCAAATTTTGTTCTTTCAAAACTTCAATAATTTTATCAAGCTTTGAAGGTTCGGATAAATCTAATTCAAGTTGATTTGAATGTAATACTTGCTCCGGTGTTGGTTGTGGTGGTACGGGCTCCGGAGTTGGGAGTGCTAGTTGTTCAGCAGCCTGCTCAGGCGTTACCGTTGAAATTTCAACTGGAGGTGCCTGAGCAGGTGCGGGGGGTGGCCCAGGTACATTAGGTTTAGAGTACTGTTCCTGAACCGGGAGCTTTGCAGCGGTTTCAAAAGATTGTTTAAGGTCTTGTGAACCAGGTTTTAAATTGCCTGCTTGACCCACTATCATTTGATCTTGCTGATGCATATGACCATATGTTTGACCCATAAACTGCAGTAATTGATTTTTTTCAGCTGGGGTCATTTTTAAAGATCTTTAAGAAGTTCGTCAATATCTTCTTCTACTGTATCTGTTGTTGCAGCAGTAGTAACAGCTACACCAGGTTCAGGTAGAACCTCTCCTGGGTAAACATCTGAACCACTCTCCGGTGTGATTACTGGATCCGGGGCAGATTCTGGTTCTTCAGATTTGCAATAATAGTGTTCATTTAGCATTTGCTTAAGCTCATCAAATGATTTAAGAGTAAACACCTCAGTTAAATCGAATACATCCTCATAAACTTTTTTTTGCTCATCTTCTGACAGATCAATCTTACCAGCAGTTGTAAATCTAGAAGAAACATATGTCGGAAAATCTCCTTGCTGTTCTACTTTAATCTTAAAGTTAACACCATCAGGCCCGAGATCAAAAATACGAGCACCAAACTCTTCTGCATCTTCACCTTCAATAGCTTCAGTAATAATTTTTTGAAGCTGCTTACCATAACGAAGAAGCTTAACCTTACCGTTATTATCTGAGTTAGATGGATCATCTATAACATAAACATTTACTAACCACTTTTCAAGTCTACGAACAGCTCCCATTCTTTCTTTCTCTTCCTCACTACCTGTTCTCAGTACACGGAATCTTTCCTCTGCAATTGGATCACGCTCACCGAATGTCTGAGGGCTTAGCGTTTGAACATACTGACCAGTTGCGTAGGATACCCAACCATGGTTGTAATAATGAAAGAATGTCTTAGCCGGATCTTTCGCAAATGGAAGCAACCTTACCGTGTAGGTGTTTCCCGGCTTTGTTGGCATAATCTCGTTGAATGTAGACTGACTTTTATTATCTGCAGATGCAAGTGCATCTTTAATTGATTGAAACATGGAAGAATTAAACGTACTCATGCATTCATTATAACAACTAAGAATTAAACTTCAAGAGCTTTTGCTCAATTATTTTTAAGCCTTTTGCAGATTTACTCTTAAGATATTTGGAACTTATAAATTTTACACGTGTTTTAGAGTATAAATTATAAAAATCACTAATAACAAAACCTAATGTACCTGGTGTATTTTTAACATTAGTATCCATGTTTAGAGCATGCAGCATATAAAAATTAATTTTGTGGTCCTTTAAATGTATAAAGGGGTATGGGAGTGCTCCTTGAGGGTTATCACCAATATACACTTTATATTGAGCTAATGTTATCTGGTTGTCAGAACAAAAATCAAAAATAAACTTTAAGCACTCCTTTAGAGTGTTGATACTTTCTTCACCATCAGGATCTTGAACTTGTTTTTCTTTACAGAATAAGGAATAACATTTTATTGCTTTTCTTGTATTAAAAAAGGTTAGGTCAAAGTAATTATCAGCACCATAGATCTTGTATGGCGCGATAAAAAAGTCACTATAGTTAATATGTTTATATTTTGATAAAAGCAGGTTAAGCTTTTTTAAGGCAACGACGTCAGTGTCGTTTATGTTATCAAAATTTTGCCGGAGGCTTACTGGCTTGTTTTTAACCTTACGAGAAGCATACAAATGACTGTTGTAAATTGACTTCTCCTTTTCTGTAATCATAGCCTAATATTAGAATTGGCATTCAGGAACTTTGTAACATATTTTGACTTAGTTATTGAAGGCTCAAAATCTATAAATAGTTTAACTACATCATAGTTAGTTTCAATGGTTAAAAGGTCTTTTAAAATTCTTCTTAGCTTTTTTTCTTGAAGAACTAATATAAAAATATTTTGAAGTGAAAGTTTTTTACCCTTAAGGAGTGAGCAAAATGTGCAAAAGCACAACAACAGGTGTTCCGTTTCTTCACGGATTAACATACTTGATGGGGCAGGTGAGATGTTGTTTATTTGCATGGGTTGAAATTTTTAGTTAAATCTGCAAATCGATCAGTAAGTCTACCACCCGCTGCAGCAGCGGATCCACCACCTTCACATAATGCTTTAGCTAGAACGCTTACATCTGCTTTACTTTTCTTGGATCTTCTAAAAGATACAGTATGACTTTTAAGATTGATTACTATACCTATATCAGCTTTATGTTTTTTAATAAAATATTGAGCTACTTCATTTATAGCATAATCAGCAAATATTGCGATTATTTTATTACCTTTTATATCACCGTTATAAGTTTCCGCGGACTCTATTTGTGCTTTAAATTTTTTTAAATACAGCTTTATAGCATTTTTTTCATGTATGGTGAATTCTCTATAACCGTCTTCAAATGCTTTTATAAAATTTTCTACTTTTGGGGCGTTTAATGTCCAAAAGACAGCATTAAGTTTTAAACTGTCTTTAAATTGTAAGTTATAACAATCATAATCATCTACTAATACGAGGAGTTCTACATCCTCACTTGATAGATTTAAATGTTTTACAAACCGTCTTTTTATTAAGCTTACACAAGATGTCTCTTCTTCAATTATAACTTTTGCAGTGTTATATAAATGAGCCCTTTCCATATGTTGTTTATGGTGATCTATAACTACCACCTTATCTATATCTATTAGCTGTATAACCTCTTCCTTTAAGTCTAGATCTAAGACATATATAACATCATAATGACCGAAGGTATCTTTGGCTGCTTTAAATTTACCAGCTAGCGTGAGTTCAGTGGCTTCATTTATTGTAAGCTTTGTGGCTTTTTTACCGTAAAGCTTTTTTATTAGTAGAGCGGAAGCGGCTCCATCTAAATCATTATCAGTCCATATTAAAATGTTCACTTCTGATATTTATAAAGAACTTTTTATGTTGCAAGCCCAGCTAAAGTATTAAGAGTGTTATCATCTTCTTCAAATTCTACGTCATCTGCTTGATCTATAGTAAGTGTTGAGTAATCAATACGCATTGCTTGGGTATTACCGCGGGGACCGTACCTGTTTTTCATCATCCCTAATCTTATAATGTTTAACTCTCTATCTTCTTCATTTTGATAGATGGACACAATAACATCTGCTGTAGCCGCTAGTCCGATCGATTCTGAAATGGTTGCTAACTCTGGATTATCTTGATCAAATCCTGATCTATTTAACTGTGTGGCAGATATAATTGGACAATCAAATGTATAACTCATCGCACGTACTTGTTCAGTCACATGTTTAATTCTTTCATATGAATTATTACCAATAGTACAATGCATTAAATTTAAATAATCTAACACAATAGCATCAAGCTTAATACCATTATCTTTAAATTTATTAATAAATGCCTTTAACTGATTTGGTGTAATAGTTGCCGGTGGAAATTCTTTAATAAAAATCTTACCCTTTTCATCTTTTAATGCTTCTTTAATAGTTGAAGAGTTTTGTTTCATCTCTTTCATTGGTATCTTAGTAACATTCGTACATATTCGACGAGCGTATAAGAGCTCAGACATCTCCAACGTAATTAAAAGAACATTCTTACCTTGTTTGGCTATATTATGCGCAATATTACCTAAGAATATAGATTTACCAATATTTGTTTCACCAGCAAATACATATAATGACTTACCTGCTTCTAAAAACCCACCTCCCAAACAATTATCTAACCATTCCCAATTTGACGGTATATGTCTCTCTACAGCATTTATATCATCAATCAACAACTGAACATTATCATATAGATTCAATCCAAGGTCTGTTACTAAATTTATATTACAAGATTTTTCAAATTTATCTAAAATTTCAGATGTATCTACTTCACCGGTGGATACATCTGATGCTACATTTAGCATAGTATGATAAACAGCTTTTTCCTTTAAGAACTGCTCTGTATTATCGTACAGTTCTTCATTATCTAAATTTTTATCTATATCATTAAAGGAGTGGACTAGTTGCTTGAACGATTCTTTTTGTTCATCGGATACTAAATGCGATTTAATCTCTGTAACTGTTGGTAGTTTATTTCGTCTATCTACAAAGTCACGAACAATAGCAAAAATACTTGCTATAGCTTTATTTTGAAAGTATTCCGGTTGTACAAAGTCTGCTACCGAAGCGAGATATGTCCCATCGGTTAACGATTTATAAATTAGAACATTCTCAAAATAATCTAAATCTAACTTACTCACAACTAAATGGTATAATAATTTATTTGGTTTTCCACTTATCTAAAAACCACTCTTGACCTTTATTAAATTCATCTGTAAATGACGTGAGGCCAGGTGAATTATGTGTAATTAAAATGTCACCGACTCCTAATTTAAATCCTGCTTTATGACATTGCATTGAATAATCTAAATCGTAAAAATGCCATTTTGATGGGCAATCTTCATCAAAGCGTATTTTTTCAAACACGCGTCTATGTATAGCTAGAAAAACACCATCAAGTAAAACTACACGCTTTGGGTACACGCCAAAGGCTGTCATATGCTTTTGCTTTTCATCACCATGTGCTACCGCACCGTGTAAGTTTCCGGAACCAAATCCACCACCCATTAAATGCCATAGTGCAGGTAGCTTTAAACTTGCCTCAGTTGAACCAGCACAACCTATTACATCAAATTTTTTGAATAATTTATCTAATTTACGTTCTGAATAGCTTTCTAATATTACGTCATCGTGAACTAATACCAACCGTTGTACATCTTCTTGTAGTGCAAAATCAATAGCCTTATTATACACCTTATGAAGAGATTGTTTATTGTTTTCCTTAAAAACAATCTGCTCAACTTGTGAATTATCTTCGGTAGTTTTAAACAGTGTTGTGTCAGTTTCTTTACCTGCCGACGCAGAAAATATCATTGTTTTTATCATATGAATGAAAATGGGGATGCAAACTCAAAGGTACCAGCTTTATTCCACTTTTTAGTTTTTTTATTTAATTTTAAAATAGTCCCTTCAGGTACTGATTTTAAGTTTGAACCGTCCATGGATGAATAATAACCACCAGTTTTAGAATAATGTAATATAGACCCGTTTCTAGCTAAGTATACATCATTAGAAGTACAATCTAAAATGCTTAATGCATATGTACCTTCTAATAATTCTAAAGCACTCTTTATTATTTTAACCGGTTTGATTTTTTTATCCTTAGCTATAGCGTGTTGGGTAAAGTATTCTAATAGGTTAACTATTACAGCTGTATCAACCGGATTTTCTAAGAAGTCACAATACTTCCTTTTAAGCTTGTTATGATTAGTTAATACACCGTTATGACTAACCAACCATGATAGAGATTCAAATGGGTGTGATGTATCATATTCCCAAATTCTCTTTGCAGAGGTTGGCGCTTGAACATGCCCCAAGTAATACATTGTCTCATCAATATAATTAAATTTATCAAAATTAATACTACCACTCTTTTTAAAAACATGCTGATCGTTTTCTGTTAAACCAACAACACTAGAAGCAAAGGTTCCTCTCTGCTTATTGGCTTCATACAATATTTCAAAAATACTTGTCTCTACACCACCAAAAATTGCACACATATAAAATATATTAATATATTATACCTTATTTTCAATAGCATCTTTTACCTCCCATGGAAATTTAAAACCTTTTTCCCACATATATGAGTTATCAACGTAACGACTATATGGGCCTTCAGGACCATCGTCTCTTATCTTTTCACTAAGTCGCCTCATTCTAAGTATCCATGGTGATGGTGGGGCAATGGGTTCGCGATGCTCTTTTGGTATCCTCCACGATAAATCAACATGACCATATCTCTTATCTCTAGCTAGTGCAGAATCCGGGTAATCTACACCATCAATAGTATACCACTTTTTTTTCTTCTTTTTAGTTTTTTCGATCCCCAAGTCTTTAAGTGTTTTTTTACCTAGTCCTTTTACTTTAAAGAGATCATCATTATTCCTAAAGGGTCTAAACCCTAGAATACGCCCAGCTGTAGTTCTACCTACTCCTGGTACTTTACATAACTCCCTCTTAGTCATTTTATTAAAATCTTTATAATTCAGCTTCATAGGTATAAATATAATTGTATATGAGTTCCTTTCAATATAGTGATAATTTTAGCGGCTTTAATGATTTAATCAACCGGGTTGAGTTTTTGCAGGAAAAAGACTGGAAATCAATGGTAGGGTCTGCTAAGCTCCGACCTAAGTTCGCGGAATATGAAGCTAAGAATCCGAAAACAGGCATAAAAGAACCACCTGGTGGGTTATCTAGGTTGGCAAATATATTATTTACAACAGCATTAGGTGAGCTGCATCTAGGTATAATTGATAGTAAAACTAGTGACACTCTTAAAAAGGCAGCTTATGCTACATCTTCTACTAGGATAGCAAAAGCTTTGAAAGAGTTAGCACCTAAGGCGTTTGAAGAGCTTTTTAGAGACAAAAATCCTAGGAGTGTAGAAGTATCAGAGTATGTTAATAACCCAGAGAAGATGGAAGAATTAATAAAGGATACAGTAATAAATTTTACAAGAAAGGATAGAGAATACATAAAGGATGCAGATCCTGAGGATTTAGCTGACGCAGTTGAGGACACAGTTGAGGATATTAGTAAAGAAATGGAGGAGATAAAAGATCAGCTACCGGGGTTACCGGATGAACTTGATGTTAGTTTTGATACATTGCCGGATAAAGATAATATTATCGCGAAGATGGTAGATAGGTTTAATCAAATAAGACCTAACATTAAGGCTTCTCCTATGTCGGGGGGTACAGGGTTTACTGTTGAGGGGCCTGTTGGAGCGTTTGATAATATTAATGATAAGATTATTGATAATATACTAGGAATATCACCACATGCACAAAAGGAGGATATTAATATACAAGTATATTCTAGCGCTGAAGAAGATTTAGAGCAGCCTTTATACGGTGATGAAGAGGATAGCTACGGGGAGAACGAATTGCCTTCTAGTACACAAGAGGAGGATGAAATAGACGATTTAATTATGAACAACGACAAAGAAGCATTTATACTAACTGTAACCGATGATGTTAAACGGGCTCTTAAAAAGGCGTTAGACCGATATGGCATTCTTTTTAATGATGTAGAAGAGGGGCTAACAGTAGCTATCGAAGATGAGCAAATTGTTACGAAATTGAAGAATAAAGTTGGCCCCGCGAGAGAGGAAGAAGAGTTTAGAGAGTCTTACACCGGTAGTTATATGTCCGATCAATCAAGCAGCGACAAGCGTAATAAGAAAAAGGAAGTCCTTTCTGAATCTTTTAAAGATCACTATAAGCCTAAGACACATTGGCAATTAGAAGAGCTTAGACGCTACGGTCTTTAAGCACATTCCTTACAGTCATTCTCTTTATATAACTTATCCAACTTTTCCTGTTGGATATACTGTATCGGGTCTTTATAACCCGCATCCATAAACCCCTTTACTCTCAAACTGCTTGATGGTGTTGTTGCATCAGCTAATTTGTCTTCCCTGTCGGAATAACACGTCCAAGTATCATTAAATTTAACCCCTAGTCTAATACCTTCTTCAATAATTTCTGCCTTAGACATAACAAGTAAAGGTGCTTCAATATTAATTCTATTTTCTCTATTAAGAGCTGTTACACCATTAACTGTATCAACAAATTCTTCACTACCGTCCCAATAACCAGCTAATGAATCAACTTGCGCAGCACCGTACCATACAGTATCTGCACCTACGCCTTCAGCATACGAAGAGCAAATAGACAAAAACATCATATTACGAAACGGTACATATGAGACAGGTTGTGCATCACCTGCCATCTCACTAATATTAGGATTGTCGATATCTTTATTAGTCAGAGATGAAGTAGGAGCAATGTCCTTAATATACTTTACATCGAGAACCTTATTAGTAACTTTTAAATTGAACCACCCATTGAACATTTTATTAAAGTTATTAATTTGCTTATCTACACAAGCTAGTTCTCGCTTATGCCTCTGCCCATAGTCAAAGGTTATAGTGTGTATCTCATTATAACCTCTATCTTGTGCCATATACAATAGCACAGATGAGTCCATTCCACCGCTAAGAGTCAGTACTAGTTTTTTCATCAATAATTTCTTCTACTTCATCTGGTGGTTCTTCTTCTTTATTACTATATGACCACTCATCTTTAATTCGTTCTTCTAGTTTTGGAAGAATAGTCTCTTCCCAAAGCTTTTCATCCTTCCTCCAATTCTTATAATAGCCTAGCTTCTTACCATCTTCCAGCTGATAAGTTGCTCCAGTTTGAATTACTGCACCTACACCAACAGCCAGATCGACTAATCCATAGTAACGATCAAGCCCAGAAGCAAATGACAGGTACATTTCACCTTCGAGGTATTGTTTAATAAATCGGTTTTTACGAGTTAGTGCTCTAATTATAATACCCGCATACTTTTTCTGCCCAACTGCTAATTCTCCATCAACTGTCTTACCGCCATCTGACTTCATTGGCTTACGAGCCAACTGAACCGTCACTGATGGGAGATAAATGCATGATTTACCACCAGGCATATTCTTTTCAATAGAAGGAAACAATGCGGTAGGGTCGTCATAAACATGATTGGTACAAAGAATTGTTGTCTGGGTAACGGATCCAAGATTAGTACATGTTTGCATTAGCGTTTTCATTGCTCGAGCCTTTGTACCCATATCTGAACTAGTACTATCTTTACTCATGCGCGATAATTCAAGTTCTGATTGAAGATTGGCCAACGAATCAATAGCTACAATAAATTTACCTTCCAGTCCTTTTTCCTTAACTGACATAAGAAACTTATACAAAGAATTTCGAGTTTGTTCAATGCTAGTACAAGGAACATACTTGACTTTACTAATATCTAATCCTAATCTTTCGGCTCCTTCAGGGTCAATAGCATTTTCAGTATCAAAGATAACGGGGACTAGCCCGTCCTCCTGGGCCTTAGCTAATATTTTTTGAACAAAAAGGGATTTACCGGTCATTGACTCACCGGCGAGAACTGTTACTCTACCTTTTGGTATTCCTCCGTGAATCGACCCGGAAATAATTGCGTTTAACACATAAGACCCTGTATCAATCCATTCTCCAACGTGGCTTAATGTATTATTGTTAAGGTATGTTGCAAAGGGGTTAACAGAATCGATAGAATCTAGTGCACTGGTGATATCTTTTTCCATATAAGGTATTATATAATATATCGCTCGTTAATCAATAAAAAAACCGCTACCAATTAATTGGTAGCGGTTTTTAGATAAGGTTTAATATTAATTGTTAAACAGAATATGTTTTAATGTATTCTTCTTTCTTTCTGCGAGGTACATCTACTTCTAGAACCCCATCGACATAAGTAAAGTTAATTTTATTAAGATCAAACTCCCTTCCGACTGAGAACGACCTATTATAGGTTTGCTCCTTTTCCCCGTCATGGGCTTTTACCTTACGCTTAGCCTTAACATAGACTTCACGTTGATCGGTGTCAGTAGAGAGATCTAGATCATCTTTTGTGACTCCTGGTAGATCAATTTGAACACTTAGTGTTTCTTCATCCGATGAAAATCGAACTTGATCTCCTGTTTTATAGACTTCCTCCAATTGGTGGAAGACTGGTGTTAGGTTAAAAAAACCATCAAAGGCTCTTTCAATCTCTGCTATTGGGTTATGTGTATATTTAGTTAGTTTCATAGTAAAAATATTTATTAGCCCACACAGGCTACCCAATTAAAATGCGATTATGCAGTCGTATCTGAAGTAACAGCAGCAGGTGCTTCGTCTTCTTCGTCATCAAAAAGCTTAACAACTTCTGGTTCTCCGGCTTCTGCTGGAGGTGTTCCTGCGATTGGAGGCTGAGGATTGTTAATATTTTCGTATTGAGTGATGATCTTATCATCTAACTCAACATCAGATACTGAAATAACTGTTTTATTAAATGTCCAGTTATTTTGCTCTTTATCTTTTAGGAATTCCATAAAGATATAAGGAAAGGATTGAACTTGAAGTTGCCCGGATTCTTGATCTGGTTGTACATGAATAATAACGGGGTTGTTAAGGGTTAGAGCCTTTGCATCTTCCTTTACAATGTTACCAATTACTGTACGACCGATGTGATCCACGATTGTTTTATACTGTTTATCTGCCATGATATATATTTTATGTTATTAATTATAATAATCCACTATTGTTTTTGAAATCTTAAACTCTCTGCGTGTTGAGTTGCTTCGGTAAGAGCCTCTTTTGCTGGCTTCGATAAATAAGTGGATTTATCTGAAGCATGGACCAATGATTCTCTCATAATAAATACTGCCCTTCTTATCTTTTCTATTTCTGGTGAATTAATAGCTCCAGAGCCATTATCTCTCCCTACAATTACATCCCCAATGATACTAAGGGTTTCTAAAATTCCGCGAGCTTTGCCTCTATTAAAAGCTGGATGAGCTCTAGGTGTGTTATCGTCTTTAATATTGTCGGTGTATCCACCTGGTTGTACTGCCATATAATTATTTACCGAATAGGTCAAATAATTCCACTGTAACATTCTCGGATGGTTTCCTTATTTTCCACCCAACACAATCATAGAATCTTTCAATTGCTTGATATAAAATTTTCTCAAACATTTTATCATAATCGGGTTTAAATAACTCTTTAAACTCATTAGGGTAATCATACTTAAATCCAATACTATCCAACCCATATTTATTAGGTCTTTCAATATACATATACCTAACCTTATCACCCGACCCTATTGATTCATACTTGTTACCAGTATTAAGTTTATCTAACAATAAATTATAAAAATATGATGACTTTACATGAATCGGCATTCCTTTAGCTGTTGTAAAGTCACTACAACGAGCTGCATAGTCTTCGTACCCTCTCACACCCATTACGAACGCTAACTCCTGCGGTGACAGACCTTTAAAGATATCATATGTTTTGTTTAACAGGTCATTAGTTTTACCCAACGACTGTGTTGAAAGCATTGTCTCAATTATTTCCTTTGCATATGGCTTGATAGCATTGGGCATAGTTGTCCTAACCACTTCAACACCTGTATACTTAAACTTATTTTCTTTTATGCCTTCATCATCTAATATATGCATAACATATCTCTTCTTTTGCAAGAAGACACCCACATCAGCAATACATTCACGCTTAAATACAAATCGACTATCCTTGGTGCGAAGTGATTTAATTGCCCACTTCTCAACTCCTTCATTTAAATAGTCTTCAATCTCTTGAATTTTATCATAAGCTTGTTTATGAATGTTATCTCCATCCATAAACTCTATTAGACCACTCTTTACTAGTGGTGTAATTGACACATATGAAGAATCTGTGTCATTATACACAATACATTGTTCTAATTCATTATCTGTAATATCTGGTATTGAGTTTTTAATAAACTCCTTAATTAATTCATTGGAATATTTGATAACTGCTTGACCGGTCAACGTTACTGATGAAGCAATATCGTCATCTCCAATTGGAGCATTCTTGTTGCCCATATAACCATAGCAAGAGTTAATAAGAATCTTAATAACCATCTGCGAAGTGTTTAATCTCTCTTGCTCATACTTTGCATCGATATATTCTGGTGTATTTTTCTTAAGTTTCTTTAATTTCTGTTTAGCTTTATATAGATGCTTTTTAATTTCAACACGTTTGTTGTAGTAGTACTCTAAGAACTCCGGTATAATACCTTTCTTCTTTTGAGAGAATAAGAAACCAGCCTTCGATAAGGAACAGTCCTCTGTTTTAAGGAACTTCATGAAGGCAGAGTGGTCTAATTCGAACAACTTACCTGATACATGCTGAACTATTACCTTTGAGTCTGTAGTTTTTTCAATTTTACCTA